TTAATATACTATTTTTTCTAACTCGTCGGCGAGTTCTTGCATACTTCTATGCGTGTATACCTTTTCTGTGACGTCCTCTATCTCGTGCCCTACAATCAGCTTAAGTATATACTCATTCATATTTGCAGACTTGGCGGCACTTATAAAAGTATGTCGCGTGTCGTGCGGCTTGTGCGACATATTAAAGCGTTTGTTTATTTTCTCGAAGCGTCCGCGGTATTTATCATATGTTAAGTGCGTGCCCTGCTGCCCGTTCTCATCATTAAACAGATAATCGCTACCCATAGCTACGGCTTTATTATAATTGGCTACGACCAGCTCATATATAGCGGAGTGTATCGGTACAACTCTATTACGCCCTGCGTCAGTCTTAAGACCGCCGAACATTGTACGCGCCTCTAAGTCTATGTCGGCAATCTTTAATATTGCCAGCTCTTGCGGACGCCAGCCGCTATAAATGCCTATAAGCACCATATCGACAAAAGGAAAGCTCACGTTATCCCAAAGAGTTTGTATTTCCTCAGAACTAAACGGAATACGTACAATTTTAGGCTTGCCGCGCTTTACACCCTCACATAATGCCGCGTAGTCCTTTTCTACAATGTCGTATTTAAGGCAGTACTTATACATTAAGTTATACATACTTTTCATACGCTGCTTAGTGCTGTCGCCTACCTTGGCGTCGTGTATAGTACCCTCTAAGTGGTTCGGGCGTATGTCACGCATACGCATATTGTGTAGCGGCTTGGAATGATTAAAGGCAGCAACCCAAGAACGGCACGAGCTGGGAGTAACCTTTACAAAATGCTCTTTACTCCAGCGCTCGTATACTTCAGCAAAAGTAATAGAGCTTGTCTCTATGTCGTACGGATTCTGGTTATAATTCATAAGAGCAGTTAAAGCCTCTTGCCTCGTCGGATAATATCCAATAGTTAAATAACGCTGCTTAGTCCTGCCTGTTTTCTCGTCAATTTCCCAGCCTTTAGTTTTTCGTGCTATCCAAGGGTTACGGCGTTTGCCGCCTTGCTTATATACGCTACCCATTCCATTAGCAAGTTTCATATAGCATAACCTCACTTTCTTATATATGGCGGCTTATTTTCTAAAAAAGGGTATAAAAAATAAGCCTATCGGAAACCCTAGGCTTATGCTATAATAGTACTTGCGGGGTACATAACAAGCGAGCAGCCTCTAAGGTTCGTTAGTTGTGTGTCTGTGTAGCCGTTCCTGCGCCAACAGGGGCGGCTATTTTTATATTTAATTTTACCAGATATTACCATAAGACATATGCGCAGCCGTCCAGTATAATAGATACTAAAAGAGAGGCTTACATAATGACATACAACTTATGGCAGATACGAACAGCCAAGGGCTACAGCCTGCGGGAGCTGGAAGAGTTAAGCGGGGTAAGCAAGACCACAATAAACAATATTGAGAACGGAAAAGCAAACCCGACTATAGAAACCCTGCGTTTACTTGCAGCAGCCCTAGAAGTAGAGCTATTCGATTTACTAGAATTATAATATTGCAAGTTACCGCTGCCAAGAGCTACGGGACATACGTCCTACATAATGGACAAAACAGCCGAAAGTCTTACATATCTTACCGACTAGCGTTATAATTGCCACATCACAAAGGAAAGAGGGCGAGCCAGTGGATAAGCTACGGCGGCAAATACGCGAACTACTCGACAGCATAAGCAACGAGCACGCACTTAGAATAATATTACAATTCATACGAGGAATTAAAGGCAGCTAGGCGACTAGCTGCTTTTTTCGTTGTCGCCTTTTATCTTATCAACAAATTTTTTAATAAGTTCCCACTCGGCGGGGGATAACTGCCCCAGAGCAATAAACGTATTAAGTATAAACTCGTCGCCGCTGCCAAGAGCTGCCCCGACTATCTGCGCCGCCTTTTCTGCGCGGCTCATTTCCTCGAACATATCGCCAGAGCCAGTACGTAGCCATTCCTCATTAACTCCGAACTCGCGGCAGATAGCAGTAACATTTTGATTAGTTACATTTACTACGCCGCTCTCTATACGGCTAATGGCAGAACGGGTAACGCCGATACGCCCGCCGAAAGTTTCCATACTTAAACCTAGCACTTTACGTATCTCTTTAACTCTTTCGTTCATATATTTTTTACTCCTTTCCTAGATTTTCAACATCATCATAACACTATAACGTAACATAAGCAACAAATTTTTATAAAAACTGTTGACAAACGTAACCTACGCAACTATAATACGTAATGTAAGCAACATTACAACATCAAAATAGTACAAGCGGGGTACACGAAAGCGAGGCGAACAATGGCAAGCGTAAGAGACGCAGAGGAAACACTTAACCTACTAAAAGATTTTAGTGACGAGATACTCACAGAGGCAGAAAAAAAGGGGCTTACTCGTTACGAAGTATGGAAACTACCCAAAGTATTAGAGAATACAATAAGGCGTGAAAATTTCCAGAACGAAAAACCATATAAAAGAAACCCGCAGCCGTAAAGCTGCGGATAAAGAATTGCTTTATTGCTTATTTGTTAGAAAGTCGGATTATTTCATTTTCAAGTAAGCGTAAAGTCTTAAAAGTTTCTTTTTTAAGTTTTTCGACGGCAGCAGCAAGCTCTGCGTCCTCTATATCAGAGGTTATAGAGCTTGTGCTTAAGCTAAAGGCTGCGGCGTAATTGCCTAGCTTTAACTCTTTATCACTATCACACATTTTTAACACCACCTTTCATATGGATTATATCACGCGAGGCACACGAAAGCGAGGTAACAAAAGAAATGACAAGAGCAGATTTATTAAACAAGAAAGTAGACAAGCTAAACAACACAAGCGAGGCGTTAGAGCTTATAAGCCTGCTTAACTATGGCGAATGTATAGCGGTATTGATGAACACAAAGAACATACCAAGCGAGATACACGCCGCACTTATGAAAAGAGCAAAAGAGGCAAACGGCGGTACAACACTAGAGCTTGTAATAGCTGGTATGCAGAACGTAATGAACGCGTAAATAAGAGCAGGGCGGCAGCAGCCGCCCATATAGGAAAGCGAGGCGAACAATGGCAAATATAAAAAGAAAACAAGCCGTCGAAAAATTACGACGACTTGTAAATAAAAATTTTAAAAGTAATAGCGTGAGCATAGAGATAAGCTATACGTCTAAAGCAGCCACGAGCTTATTAACAGTAAATAAGTAGCGGGCACACTCTTTCTTAGTTTCGGCGTCTACTGAAAGCCCACCTTGATTTATAAGTTGAACAGCTTGGAGAGAGCACAAAATAACGCGGAATTCATTAGGCAAGATATTTGTATCACGTTTGATAAGTTTAGAACCAGCAGAGACACAAAGCTGATAATTTACATTAGCCTGCACTGCGTTATCGTCCAAACCGAGGGATGGAAGTATAGAAAGAGCATAAGTAATAGCGTCTATATCCGTGTCACTAAAAGAGTAATTTATATTTTTCACATTTAACACCACCTTTCTAAAGCAATTATAGCATAGAGAGGTACAACAACGAAAGAGAGGTACAGTATGGACGAAAAGACGCAGGCAAGAATTAAGAAATTGCAGGCGTTAGCAGAGAGAGGCGTAGGCGGCGAAAAAGAAACAGCCGCACGCAAATTACAGGAGCTATTAGAAAAGAACGGAATAAGCAGCGTAGAAGAGCTGGCACAGGACGAGTACATATTTACCTTGTTTAGTTACAATGGAGTGCTAGGCAGAAAGTTATTAAGCCAATGTATATATAAAGTAATGGGATGCGATAGCGACAGGACACAGTACAAGCCACCGCATACAAGGCAGAAAATAGGCGTTTACTGCACAAAGGCACAAAAGCTCGAAATAGAACTAGAATTTGAATTTTACGAAAGACTATTCGAGGAGCAGCAAGAGCTATTTTTAAGCGCATTTATACAGAAACAGCGTATTTTCCCACCAGACGCGCCAGTAAGCGACGCAGAGCCAACGGAGCGCGACATAAAAGTAGCATTTATGGCAGAGATAATAGAGAGAAAAACAAGGGCAGCTATGATAGAGAGCAGCGAGGGCTAATATATGGCAAATATGGTAAAAGACAAAGACGGCGTAGTTAAATACTGGGTACGTGCTCACGAAGTTACGTGCAACTATACAGAATATGAGCACGACGTAGAATACGACAGATACTACAAGCTTAGGGAAAGCAGAGAGTACAAGAAACACGGCAAGGCGGTACGCGAGCGGATTACTAAAAAAGAGTACTTAGCGATAAAGAAGATAACACAGGAATATATAGCACACTGCAATAAGAGCGGCGCAGAGGAATAGCAGCATATGTATATGACACAAAAGAGCTGCCAGAGGCAAAGAAAGCAAAGCAGCAGCGTATAGAGTGCTGCTACGACGCACTGGACGATATAGAGCAGCGCATAAAGGAACACGTACAGGAACACAAGGCAAAAGACCATAAGCAGGAAGTATTAGAGCTGGAATATACAGCAGTAGTAGAGCTTATGCGGCATTTATAAGACGAAAGAAAGGCAGGCGGCAGAAAATGAACAAAATGCACACAATACAGGACGTTAAGCAGCACATACACGAGCTTATACAGAAAGAAATAGCAAAGTGCAATAAAGAGATAGAAGAATTTGAGTGCAAAATAAGAGACAACGAGATAGTATACGGCGGGGGCGGCTGGTATACACAGTTTGAGAAAGCCAAGAAACGCCGAGAGGACTTTATAGAAGAGCTACAAGGCTTAGAGCGTGCACAGGGCACAGCGGTAATACTCGACGAGATAGCCGTATACTCGTATTCCTGCCCGTCCTGTCAAATTAAAGTAATGCTTAACTGCGGTTACGGCGAAACTGTAACGTGCCCTGTGTGTGAGAAAAGAATATACAGGGCGAACGACGGCGAAGTAATGAAAGTAGCACGAGGCAGCAGGCAGGCTAAAGTAAACAACCACTATATACAGCTTGACAGCTACGGACGATTTAAGGATTAAGAAGAAAGAGAGGTAAAACAGTATGCAGCAGACATTAGAGAGAACGAAAGAGCAGCAGAGCTTAGAAGATTTTAGCGAGCTTATGCAGGAAGTAGCAAAGCTGCCAGAGGACAAGCGTAATATTGTCGCGATTTACTCACAGGGCGTGCTTGCTATGGCACAGGCACAGCAGAATACAACGAGGTAACAAGATATGCAGGCAGTAAAGATTAAACCAGCAGAGGCAGCCGCTATTATGGGCTGTAGCCCGCAGTTTGTTCGCATAGGGCTACAGCAGGGCAAGTTAGATATAGGCGATGCTATTAAGATGTCGTCAATATGGACGTACAACATAAGCACGGCTGCACTTGCCAGACGGCAGGGCGTAACAGTAGAAGAGTTAGAGAAAAAAATAAGGGAGCTGCGGAAATGAACAGGCGACAAAGAAAGAAGAAAGACGCAAAAGGCTTAATGCTTATATTTAGCTGCGAAATGATATGTAAACAAGAAACATACGCGAATTTAGAGCAAACGATACAGACACAGCTAAACAAGGGCAACGTAATAGTATTGCCGCCATATCTGCGATTAGAGGGAATAGCAGGCGGCAGCAGGGTTAAAAGAATAAAGATAATGAAAGAGAGACAAGCAAAATGTGTCAAGTAACTAGGGCACACTTGGACGTAGCGGGCGATATGCGTATAAATATGTATTACGACATTTACATATAAACGCCTCTAGCTTAAAGGTAAAGCAGCAGCCGCAGGGCTGTATATGCAACTTTCGAGGGTTGCGAGGCGTATCTGTCCAATAAAACGGACACTAAAAACGGAAGAAAGGAGAGCGGAAACGTGGAGACAGACAACACAGTAGCATTACAGGGCATATTAAAGGAGCTGCACAAGGTAGATAACATTAACACGCTGCCATTTAACGGCTACGAGCTTACAGTTATTACCGAGCGACGCAGCGGAGTGCTTGACGAGGCTATAGTATATATGCAGGGCGATAATGTAGACAGCATCGGAGTAAATGCGCCAATTATGATACTTGGCAGCTTGCAGGCTTATAAGAATTTTATAACAGGCAAGGTACTTGTATACGTACTGGCAGGGACAGCACAGCAGATTACGGGCGAACACTGGGACTACGAAAACGAGGTACAGTTAAGCGGAGCACTCGGCAGCGGCATTACATACCGCGAGACACCACTAGGCAAGCACATAAGCGATATAAGCATACTTGTAGAGAACAGACTAAAAGACCTACACGGCTGCTATATCCCCTGTATCGCTTGGAACGATACCGCGGCTATGGTTAAGGAATGGCACGAGGGCGAGCACGTAACATTAAAGGGCAAGCTACAGAGCAGAGCTTACACTAAACGCATAAGCGAGCAGCAGGAAGAGCAGCGGACAGCGTACGAGGTATCTATATACGCGATAGGGAAAGAGTAAAAGAAAGGAAAGCGGAAAAATGCAGATAAAAAAGACAATATTAACAGAGAGCGTTACGCTCGAAGAGCTTAGGAAGATTATAAGAGAGGGACGCGCTGAGGAAGTGCTGGCAGTAGGCGACCAGATTTATATTGATTTTGACGGCACAGCAGTACCATACGACGTAATAGGCATTGACGCAGACACACCAGCAGCCGAAGAACTTAAACACACAGTTACTATACAGGCACACGAGCTTATAGAAGAACGCCCATTTGATACAAAGGGGCGTTACGGCTCTAACAACTGGGAAACAAGCGAGCTTAGAGAGTACCTTAACGGCGAGACATACGCGGCACGCTGTGCAGAGCTGGCTAAGTATGCAATACCAGTTACTAAAATAAACACAAACGGCAGAAAGACAGCAGATACGTTTTTCTTGCTATCTGTAGGCGAGTATGACGCTAAAGACACACCATACGAGTATTACAAAGACAAGCCATACAGAGCAGCCAAGCACGCAAAGGACGACTTTAACGACTGGCATAGAACGCGTAGCGCTAAGCGTGGTAACTCGTGCAATACTTGGTACGTGGGCTCGAGCGGCAACGTCTACAGCCGCGACGTCGCGTATAACTCTATGCACTGTGCACCCGCTTGTGCAATAGGATAAATATAAATAATACGCCCTGTACGCTTACAGGGCACTATATAAAAAGACATAAGAAAAGCGCCTACGATACTGCAATATCATAGGCGCTAAGCTATAGCCGAAGCGTATAGCGTATCAAATAACTAATATTTAATGCACCTATATTATACGCTGCATACGGCAAAAAGACAAGGAAAAACAACGGGGCGACGTCCCGTAAAAACACTTGATAAAAGTATTAGCTTACCGACAAAGATACACAAAAAATATATATACGTGAGGTAAAGATATATGCCGTATGTTAAGAGGACTACCAAGGCAGGCAAGACGATAGAGGTAGAATATTTCTATACGTCCAGACTGAATAAAAAGGGTGCAAAGAGAAGAGACAAAATAAAGCCTACACCAGAGGCACAGAAAAAAGTAAATACTAAACAGGCAGAGAGAAAGTTGCGGCTCTTAATGAACGCTAACTTTGCTTATGGAGATTACCACTTAGTACTAGACTACATAAGGCATAAGGGAGAGCCAGACAGAACACGCGAGGAAATGAAAAAAGATATACAAGTATTTTTACGTGAGTGTAGAAAGCTGTATAAAAAAGCTGGGTTAGAGTTTAAATACATACACGTTATGGAGATAGGCAAGAAAGGCGCAAGACACCACCACCTAGTAGTAAACCGCATAGATACAAACTTGTTGCAACAAGCTTGGTATAAAGCGTACGAGGGACACAACCGCGTTAAAGTGTTCCCGCTGGACGATAGCGGGCAATATGGAGACTTAGCAGCGTATTTTATTAAATATACAGATAGACACATACATGACGCACCAGAGCAGAGGCTACAGGGCAAGCACTGGGCTGCAAGTAAGAATCTAGTACACCCAGAGTCAGAGTATGAGTATGTAACTGCCCGCTCGTGGTATCGCTGCGAGGCAAAAGCACCAGCAGGCTACTACGTGGAAAAAGGCAGTGAAGAAAAGGGCATAGTAAGCCCGGAATATTACGGCTACGGCTATTACCGCTATAGGCTGGTGCAGCTAGAGTAAAGCAAGAAAGGCGAATATATGCGAAATGTGAGAATTGACAACGAGGCAGGAGCACAAGAAACACTATTTAACTGGGCACAGTACCAGTATGCGAGATACCCAGAGCTAGAGCTGCTATACCACATACCAAACGGTGGCAAGAGAGACGCACGTACAGCAGCCAACCTAAAGAGGCAGGGCGTAAAGGCAGGCGTACCAGATTTACACTTGCCAGTAGCACGCGGCGGCTACAACGGGCTATACATAGAGCTTAAGGTAGGCAGCAACAAGCCAACAAAGCTACAAAATGAGTGGCTATGTAACTTGAATAAGCAGGGCTATTTAGCGATAGTATGCTATGGCTGGCAGCAGGCGGCAGAAATGTTACTGGCGTACTTAAAACTAGACGTAGCAGAAACAGCGGACAAAGCTATAGCAGACACAACAGCACGGGGCGGCTTAATGCCTGCGACATAGAAATGCGACAATATGACAGTAAAAATAAGAGCCAGAACCAAAGGAGAGAAAGAGAGGCAGACTATGAAAGTAATAAGCATTATTAACCTTAAGGGCGGCGTAGGGAAAACGTACACAGCGTATAATATAGCCTACGAGCTGCAAAAGAGAGGCAAGACGGTATTACTACTGGACAACGACAAGCAGGGCAATTTAAGCAAGGCAGCAGGGGCATACAAGGCAGCGGGAGAGTGTGCAGCGGCTAAAGCATTGTTAGGCGAATACAAGAATCCGTTAAGAGAGTTAATAACAGAGCACCCGCAGCACAACAACGTAGACATAATAACGGCTAATATGTCGCTTATGTCAGCAGTATGGACAATGGCAGGCAGCAGCGGCAGCCAGATAGACGCATACGACAAATTAATACATACGCCTATTACTAACTTGGGGCTGCCATTTCCAGACACGATAAACGACTACTACGACTATATGATTATTGACAACCCGCCAGACATAGCTTTTAACGTAATAGCAGCACTAAAGATTACAGACGAGGTTATAGTGCCTGTAAAAATAGACGAGTGGGCGTTAGAGGGCTTAGATATTATAGCGGAGCAGATACAGGACGCTAAGCAGCTCAACCCAGACATAGAGCTACTCGGTGCACTTGTGACAATGTATAAAAACAATGACACGAACATAGCGGGGTTGGAATGGCTACAGCAGAAAAGCAAGGTTAAAATACTGGGACAGATACGCTACACCGACAAGGCAGCAGAGAGCACGTTTTTTAATAAAGCGGCATACGAGTATAGCCCACGCTGCGGAGCTGCACAGGACTATAAGAAACTGATAACAAAGTATCTGGACGAAAGAGAGGCGTAAAACTATGGCAGCAGCAAATAAGTTTAGCTTTATGGATATATTAAACGCACAAAGTAAAGCAGACGCAAAGACGGCGGCAGTAACAGAGTATACAGAGATATACTTAAACCCGTACGACGTAGAGGAAACAGAAAGCAACTTTTACAGTCAAGAGAGCATAGAAGAGCTGGCAGACGCTATACTTGCCGTAGGACAGCAGCAGCCGACAGTATTAGGCAGGATAGACGGCAAATATAAAATTATAAGCGGGCACAGGCGCAACAAGGCTAATAGGCTGCTTATAGACAGAGGCTATGAAAAATATAAAAGCGTGCGTTATCTCTACAAAGACATAACACCCGCAGGGCTAGAGCTTAGCTTATTAGTCGGTAACGCATTTAACCGAGAGCTTACGCCGTACGAAAAGACAGAGCAGGCGGCAAGATTAAAAAAAGCACTTATAAGAGCCAGAGACGAGGACGGCTTAGAGATACAAGGACGTATGCGCAACTTAATAGCCGACGTACTGGGCGAGAGTGCAACAAACGTAGGACGTATGGAGCAGATTAACAATAATCTTACGCCAAAGGCTAAAGAGCAGTTTAAGGCGGGTAACTTAGGCATAACGGCAGCGTATGAGACAAGCAAGCTAGACGAGGACGAACAAAACGAGATAGCACAGCAGGCAGCAGCAGGCGAGGATATAAGAGCAAAAGAGATAGCCGCAAAGGTAGCAGAAAAGAAAGCGGGCGACGATTACAGGACGCCGCACCCAGAAAGTATAACGAGCCTATGCTATAGCTGCTTAAATTACAGCACTTGCAACGTAAAAACGGGAACGTGCGAAAAGTGCGACGAGTATATTAACAAGGCAGAGGCAGAAAAAACAGACGAGCAGTGCTACGACGAGCAGCAGGCGGCGATAGATAAGCAAACACAGAAAACGCTACAGGCTAGAGAAAGCGAGGCGGCATTAGACAGAGCACTACAGCCAAAAGAGCAGAAAGTACACGAGCTTAAGTTAGCTGCTATGTATTTTAAGGACGTGGCGACAGGAAAAAAGAGCTTTGAACTGCGAAAGAACGACAGAGGCTTTAAGACTGGCGACGTGCTACGCCTTAACGAGTACGCCGACGGCAAAGAGACAGGCAGGCACATAGAGGCAGACATAGTATATATGCTGGAAGATTACAGCGGCTTACAAGAGGGTTATTGTATACTCGGCATAAAGGTTACTAAGGTGCCCGAAACGGGCACACAAATAGACGGGCAGATAGATATAAAAGACCTCTTAGGCGAAAGCGGGGCGTAATATGAATTACAGACAATGGAAAAAGAACTATAAAAAGCGGCACGGGCATAACCCACCGCTTGAGGCTGATAAGCGGCAGCAGGCAAAGGCACTTAAAAAGGCTATTAGAAATACAAGAGCAACTATAAACGACATAACGGCATCAGTACAAAATATAGGCGACGCAATGACAAGAGCTATTGCAGGGATATACAGAGGTTTAAGCAACGGGTTTAGAGCGGCAGCAGACGCAGCGCAAAGCGTAGCGGAGCGAATAGAAAGGGACAACGAATGACAGCAATAGAGATATTTAAAACAATAGCACTTGTAGCAGGCATATTAATAGCACCGTTTATAATTGCGGCACTGGTATGTGTATTAGTGGTTGTACTGGGGCTTATTATAAGCCTGCTGCGTTTCCTGTTTACTATCGAGGTAGACGACGACGGCGGTATACACGAGTGTATCGGCTGCCATTCTTACGACAACATACCAGACGGCTACGACGACGGGCTAACGCAAGCGGAGTACTGCGAAAATTGCAAGATTCACAAGAAAGCACAAAAGATTATAGCAAAGCGGCAACGGCGGGAAGAAAAGGAACTGGCAGCCAGACGAAAGAGACAAGCAGAGGACGAGGAACAAATAAAATACTTACAGGAATACAACAGGAAGAAAAGAGAGGGTAAAAAGTGAATAACGTAACATTAAGCGGAAGATTGACAAAAGAGCCAGACGTACGCTACGGCGGCGAAAATAACAGCGTAGCAATAGCACGCTTTACGCTGGCGGTAGACGATTACAAAAGCACAGATTTTATTAATATACGCACACTTGGCAAAACGGCAGAATGGGTAGAGAAATGGTTACAGAAAGGCAACAAGGTAGAGCTTGTCGGAAAGATTAAAACGGGGCACTATACAGGCAGGGACGGCAAAGAGATTTACTACACCGAAGTACTGGCAAGTAGTGTAAGTTTTGGAGAGACAAAAGCAGAGGCACAGCAGAGGCAGCAGGCAGCAGGCGACAGACCACAGCCAACACCCAGTAGCGACGGCTTTATGGACATACCAGACGGCTACGACGACGGGCTACCATTCGACTAAAAAGCAGCACGGCAGCAGAAAGCGAGGAATAATTAAGAGTGAGCGAAATAAGGCTAAACGAGGACGAACTAGAACAGATTATAACAGCAGCCGCAAAAAGAGGCGTAGAGATTTACAAGCGAGAGGAACAGAAGAAACACAAAGCGGATAAATACCACGATACATTTAGCCTTATGAAGTGCTACAGGGACGCAGTTTTCCACAGAGATAACGCAGTAAGCGAAGCTGCACAGCTACAGCAGCAGGGAGAATTAACAGAAGAGCAGCAGGCTACATACTTGCGCAGCATACGACGCACACGCTTTAAAACTATACTAATGCTAGACCATATAGACAAGGCAGTAGAAGAGATAGAAAGACGCAGGCAGCAGCAGGGGCGAGAAGTAGAGTATAAAGCATTTGAGCTATACTTTATGCAGGGCTTAGACTATGTGGACATAGCCGAAGAATTGAACACAGGCAAGAACACGCCGCGCCGCTGGATAAGCGGAATAATAAACGAGCTAAGCGTACTACTCTGGGGGATAGACGAGGACGCTATAACGCAGAGGTAAAAGCGTGGTAAAAAGCTGGGGTTTACGTGGGGTATTGCCTGCGGTAAAATGATAGCGTGAGAAAGAGCGGAAAGCTAAGCTGCTTAAGCAGCATTAGTTAGCCGCTCTTTTTTATTGCATTTTTCTAGCCTCCTAGCCTAGCGTATGAAATCTAGGACGCTAGGCAAATAAAGAGAGGCGGGCTATGAAAGAATGGGCTAAAGAGTTCTACCACAGCAAGGACTGGATAGACACACGGCGGGCTTATCTTATATCGCAGCATTACTTATGTGAGCGCTGCGGCGAGCCTGCAAAGGTAGTACACCATAAGCACTACTTAACCAAGCAAAACATAAACAACGCAGACATAGCACTTAAATGGAACAACCTCGAGGCGTTATGTCAAGACTGCCACAACAAGGAACACCATGCGGCAGCAGACACACGCCGCTACAGATTCGACGCAGACGGCAATTTAATACCAACGTAGCCGTGAGCATATCCCCCCCTATTCAAAAATTTTGAATAGCCCAGCGGAGACCGAGGGGTGGAGCCTAAAAAAACTCTACAGGGACGCGCGTACGTGGTGTAGGGGGGTGTGGTGTGCGAGAAGTGAGGCAAAGATATGGCAGGAAAGAAAGAGTACACGAAAGAAGAGAAAATTAAGAAAGAAAAAACCAGACTTAAAGGCATTTTTAAGAACCTCGACGAAAACAAAAAGAAACTTGTTACGCCGCTTATCGAAAAGGCTGCCTTTATGTCCGTCGAGCTCGATATATTGCAGGATAGCATACAGAAAAACGGCTGGACGTCGGAGTATCAGAACGGCGCGAACCAGTGGGGCGAAAAGCGCAGTGCAGAGGCAGACACCTATATAGCACTAAGCAAGAACTATACGGCAGTTATAAAGCAATTAACCGAGCTTGTACCAGCAGCAGAACGTAAGAAAAGCAAGTTAGCACTGCTGCGAGAGGAATAGTCCCAGAGTGCCGTATAAAAATTACATTTACGAGTATTACGCAAAGATTACAAGCGGCGAAATTGTAGCGGGTAAATGGATATTAGCAATTTACAAAATACTTGTAAACGGTCTGGAAAAACAAGAGTTTTTTTACAATGCAAAAAAGGCAAATAAGGCAATAAAGTTTATCGAAAATTTCTGCCACCACAGCAAAGGTAGGAGCGATTTATTAAAGCTGGAATTATGGCAAAAAGCCATAGTATGCGCTATGTTCGGCATTGTAGACGACCAAAATATAAGAATCTTTCGCGAAATTTTTATAGTTATTGGACGAAAAAACGGCAAAAGTTTATTTGCAAGCGCCATTATTGCATATATGGCGTATCTCGAGCCAGAGTACGGGCAAGAGATTTATTGTTTAGCACCAAAGTTAGACCAAGCGGCACTCGTTTACAACGCTTTTTACAAAATGGTAGAGGTAGAGGAAGAGTTAAAAGAGCTTGCTAAAAAGAGGCGCAGCGATATTTACCTAGAAGAGACGAACACGACTATTAAGCCTATTGCATTTAACGCAAAGAAAAGCGACGGCTTTAACCCGCAGCTAGTTATATGCGACGAAATGGCAGCGTGGAGCGGCGACGGCGGCTTAAAACAATATGAGGTTATGAAGTCTGCACAAGGTGCAAGGCGGCAACCTATTATACTTAGCATATCTACAGCAGGCTATATTAACGACAGTATTTACGACGAGTTAATGAAACGTGCTACCAGCTTTTTAAAGGGCAACAGTAAAGAGCACAGGCTATTACCATTCTTATACATCATAGACGACCCAGAGAAATGGAACGATATAACAGAGATAAAGAAAGCTAACCCCAATATGGGCGTAAGCGTACAAGAGGGCTTTTTTAAAGACGAGATAGCAGTAGCAGAGGGCAGCTTAAGTAAAAAAGCAGAGTTTCTTACGAAATACTGCAACATTAAGCAAAACAGTAGCGTAGCGTGGTTAGAATATACGCTTGTAGACAAGGCAAGTGAAGAAAGCACGCTAGAGGACTTTAGAGACTGCTACGCCGTGGGCGGTATCGACTTAAGCCAGACAACAGACTTAACAGCTGCAAGTATCATAGTCGAAAAAGACGGAATACTACACGCGTTTACACAATTCTTTATGCCGCGTAACAGACTGGAAAGCCTGCAAGCAACGGACGGCGTACCATATGACGTATTTGTAAAAAAAGGCGTACTTACGCTATCTGGTGACAATTACGTAGACTACAAAGACGTATTTAACTGGTATGTAGAGCTGCTTAACACATACGGCATACGAGTATTACAGATAGGCTACGACAGATACAGTGCTCAGTACTTAATAGACGACCTAAAGGCGTACGGCTTCCACACCGACGACGTATACCAGGGCGAGAACTTAACGCCAGTTATACGAGAGTTTGAGGGAATAATTAAAGACGGCAACTTTAAGATTGCAAGCAATAACTTGCTTAAGTCCCACTTCTTAAATGTGGCACTCAAGCAGAATTTAGAAACAAGAAAAATTAGACCTATAAAGATAGAACAGCGTGCACATATAGACGGCTTTGTAAGCGTTATAGACGCTATGACAGTACGCCAGAAATACAACGCGGAGCTGGGCGAGCTGCTTAAAAACGCAGCATAGAAAGGAGTGAGAAAAACGGGGCTTTTTGATTACCTTTTCAAAGGACGAAAAAACAAAGAAATAATAGGCGAATACTTTAAGCTGCTTAACGGCTATAGTCCTGTATTCTCTACCTACGACGGCGGCGTTTATGAAATGGATTTAACCCGTACGGCTATTAATAGCTTTGCTACTCATTGCAGCAAGTTAAAGCCAGAGGTAGAGGGCAGTGCATTAAAGAGCTTAGAGCACACGCTACAATTTAAGCCCAATGCGTTTATGGACACAACAAAGTTTATAGCGCGAGTAGCGACAATACTAGAGTGTGAGCATACGGCTTTTATTATACCGATAGAGGACGCATACGGACAACTTGCGGGCTGGTACCCACTACTACCGCAGAATTGCGAAATAATAGAATATCAAAAGCAAGTTTTTTTGCGTTACACGTTTGGGAACGGAGAGCGTGCAGCTATTGAGTTCGAGCGAGTAGGCATTTTAACGACACATCAGTATAAAGACGACATTTTCGGCGAGGATAACAAGACAATGCAGCCGACAATGCAGCTTATACAGACGAGCAACGAGGGTATTATTAACGCTGTAAAGAACTCGGCAAATATACGTTTTCTGGCAAAAGTAGCAAATATGCTTAAGCCAGAGGATATTAAAAAAGAGCGCGACAGATTTACGCAGGATAACTTAAGCAGCGACAACAAAAGCGGAATGATTATATACGACAACAAGTTTAGCGACGTTAAGCCAGTAGAAAGTAAACCATATACACCGAACGCACTACAAATGCAGCAGATACAAGAAAATGTATGTACGCATTTTGGTACTAATATGGACATACTACAAAACAAGTTTAACGAGGAAACGTGGAACGCTTACTATGAGGGAAAAATAGAACCATTCGCCATACAGTTATCGCTTGTAATGTCTAATATGACCTTTACGCCGCGAGAGCTTGCAGACGGCAACGCTATTACATTTAGTGCAAACAGACTACAGTACGCCAGCAATAACACAAAGCTACAGGTAAGTACGCAGCTATTCGATAGAGGCTTACTTAATCGTAATGGGGTTATGGATATATGGAATATGGCACACGTTGAGGACGGCGACAAATATTACATACGAAAAGAATATACAGAGGTTAGCGAGCTGGATAAACACAACAAAGGGTCGCAGCCAGTAATTATAACGCAGCCGCCGCAGCAAACAGAATCGACAGCAGGGCAAGAACCAGAGCCACAGCAGACAGGCGACGGGCAGCAGGCGGGCGAGAAAGGAGAAGAGTAAGCATATGCCAGTAGTAAAAGAAAGAGAATACAGAAACGTAGCGGCACCTTTATCGGCAGCAACTGCCGTAAAACAGTTTAACAGCGATTATTACGTAGAGGGCTACGCTACAACATTCGATACGCCGTACGTGCTCTATGAGTTCGAGGACGGCGATAAATATTACGAAAAAATAGACAGGCACGCACTAGACGGTGCGGACTTAAGCGACGTTATTATGCAGTACGACCACAGCGGTAGGGTGTACGCTCGTAACAGTAACAACACTCTTAAATTAACAGCAGACACAAAAGGACTACTTATTGCAGCAGACCTTAGCAAGACAGAACTAGCTAGGGGGCTGTATGAGGATATAGCGGCGGGCATGATAACTAAAATGTCGTGGGCGTTCACAGTCGCAGAGGATAGCTACGACAGAGCGACGCATACCCGCACTATTTTAAAAATTAAAAAGGTATACGACGTTAGCGCGGTAAGCACACCAGCAAACGACGGCACCAGTATAGCAGCACGCAGCTACGCAAGCGGGAGACGCGAAGCAGAGCAGCGGGAGACGTTAGAAAAGCGTGCAGCTATGTTAAGGATTTTAACAACAATTTAAAGCAAAGAAAGGAACAAAACAATGAGATTAAAAGAGATTGAATTAAGACTTGCGGCTATTAAGAAAGACGTAGAGGAAAGAGGCACACAGCTTACAACCGAAGAGCTGGCAAAGTACGAGAAAGAAGTAAAAGACCTACAGGAAGAGAGAGCGGCAATTATCCAGCAGCAGGAGCAGCGCACAAACTTACTTGCAGCTATCGCAGCGGGAGAAGTATCAGACGGAAACGGAAACGTAACAGTGCCTACAGTACTTAGAAGTATTAAACCAGCGGACGGCAGCGGAGCAGAACAGCGTACAGCGGCAAATAAGTACGAGACAATGGAGTACCGCAAGGCATTTATGGAGCACGTCACAAGGGGTACGGCAATTCCTAAGGAGTACAGACAGGACGCAGTAAGCACAACAACAGACGTAGGGGCAGTTATCCCGACAAATGTATTAAATCAGATTATTACAAAACTCGAAAGCGTGGGTAGTATTCTGGCAAAGGTAACGCGTACAGCATACAAGGGCGGCGTAACTATTCCTAAGTCAACAGTTAAGCCAGTTGCAACTTGGACAGCACAGGGAAAGGGCAGCGACAAGCAGAAACAGGACACAAGCGGTACTGTAACATTTGCATATCACAAGTTACGCTGTGCTGTAGCTGTATCGCTCGAAGTAGATACAATGGCTATTACAGCTTTCGAGAACCTGTTAATTAATAATATTGTTGAGGCTATGACAAAAGCACTCGAGCAGGCAATTATTAGCGGTACTGGCACAGGACAGCCGAAAGGAATTACAGCAGAAACAGCCGACGCAGGGCAGACAGTAGAAACATCAAAGCCAGCGTATGCAGACCTTATTACAGCAGAGGGAAACTTACCAGTAGCATACGAAAAGGGTGCCGAGTGGTGTATGTCTAAAAAAACATATATGAGCTACTACGGCTTACTCGACAGCAACGGGCAGCCTATCGGACGTATTAACTATGGGCTTGCAGGAAAGCCAGAGTACACACTTTTAGGCAGACCAGTAAATGTATGCGACTATTTACCAAGTTTTGCTAATGCAGAAAAAGACACTGTTGTAGGATTTTTGTTTAACTTCAAAGACTATGTACTTAATACTAATTACGCTATGGGCGTTAAAAAGTATGAGGATAACGACACAGACGATATGGTAACAAAGGGCATTATGTTAGCAGACGGCAAAGTAGTAGATACAGGCAGCTACGTACCACTTAAGAAAGTGCAGGCAGTCTAGTAATTTTATAAGCGGGCGGCGTAAAGCTGCCTGCTAAAGAAAGGCGAAATAATGAAAGGGCATTTAGATAAAAAGCAGCTCGAGGACGAGTACAAGGTAGACGAGCTTAGAGAGCTTGCTAAAAGTCTGGGATTAAGCCCAGACGGGAAAAAGGCAGAGCTTGTAGAACGTATCGCGGCAGCAGAGGTAGACGTAACGGACGAGGACGACAAGCAGCAGGCAGCGACGAACACACCGACAGCAAACGACCAGCAGGCAGCAGCCGCTAACGTGTCCGTTTCGGACACAACAATAAAAGTTATCGTAACAGAGACTTACAAAGACTTGCAGCGCGATATTACACAGCACGCGGGCGACACGTTCGAGGTAACAAAAGAACGCGCAGCGCAGCTTATAGAGGCAGGCGTAGCAAAAGCAGCAGAGTAGGGGGCGACTATGAGGACAGCACTAATAAAAGCAATTAAAGACAGTATGCGTATGTCTACCGCCTCGGCTATTATCGAGGACGATATAAGCGGCTGTATAGAGGCTTGCTTTAAAGACTTGCAGCTTGCAGGCGTGGAAAAGATAGACGACACAGACGCGCTTATTATTAGAGCTGCACAGCTCTTTACAAAAGCAGACTTTAACTATAACAACCTTGCAGACAAATACAGACAGAGCTACGACGCACTTAAGATGTCTTTAGCACTTTCTGGAGAGTATAACACGAAAGAAAGCGAGGGCTAACAATGTATGGAGAGATAACCTTAAAGACGCAGCTAAACGCGACGGAAACAGAAAGCGTAACTATATGCTGCGAGGTAGACAGCATAACCCAGAGCGAATACGCGACAGCGGGCGTTAAAGATATTAAGCCAAGCTATAAATTTACTGTATGGGCGCACGAATATAACGACCAGACAGAGTTAGAGTACAATGGGCAGCGATTAACTATTTACAGGACTTATAAAAAGCCAAACGAGGAAAAGTTAGAGCTGTACGCGGAAAAGAGGGCGGGCAAGCGTTGAGCAACGAGAACATAAACACAGCAGGCACAGCTATAGCCGAAGCACTGGCAGAATATGACCAAGAAATGGCAGACGCAACAAAGCGAATAACCGACGAAGTAGCAAAAGAGGCTGTAGACGCACTTAAGAAGAGCAGCCCGAAACTTACAGGCAGCTACCGCAAGGGCTGGCGTAAAAAACAATCATATGCAGACAAGAGAACAAAGCGGAATACTGTATATAACGAGACAGACTACCAGCTAACCCACTTGCTTGAATATGGACACGCCAGCAGGAATGGCGGCAGAGTTAGAGCTATACAACATATAGCACCTGTAGAGCAGGCGGCTATAGAGGCACTACAGGAAAGGATAGAGGCAGCAGCGAGCAAATGAGATTGGAGACGATTATAGAACGCGCACGCACACTGGGGCTACCCTTGGCAAAGGACGAGTTCAGAGAGACAAAAGAGACACCACTACCCGAGCTGCCGTATCTGGTATACATAACACCGCAGGACAACGTAAGCAAAAGCGACGACGGCACAGTAGGAGTTAGGGTGATACAGGCGGCTATAGAGCTTTACACAGACAAAATAGCCGACAGCAGCTTAGAAAAAGATATAGAGCAAAAAGTATTATACGACGTAGGCTTTAACAAATTTCAAGAGACAATACAAAGCGAAGATATGGTACAGACGGCATACGAATTTACCATATACGAAAAAATAAGAAAGAGAGGACAGTAACAATATGGATAGCGAGAGAATCACTCTTGGCAGCGGTAAACTTTACTGCATTAAATTTACGGGAGAAATCCCAGACGACGCGACCATAGAAACAGAGGACAACCAGCTTGCACACATTAAAGGCGGTGCGTCACTCGAGTATACAGCAGAGAACTACACAACTAAAGACGACTTAGGCGTAGTACAGAAAACTAAAGTAACAAAAGAAGAGGCGACACTTAAGGCGGGGTTACTTACTTGGTGCGCCACAACATTAGAAAAGTTATGTGCAACAGCAAGAGTTACTACGTCAGCAAAAAAGCGTACTGTAAAAATTGGCGGCTTAAAGAACCAGAAAAGCGACAAGTATCTAATTAGATTTTTGCATGAGGACGACGAGGACGGCGATATTAGAGTAACAATCGTCGGAAAGAATGAGGCGGGCTTTAGCTTTACGTTTGCAACAGACGCAGAGACAACACTAGAGCCGACATTTACGGCTTACCCCATAGACAAAGAGGGTACACTTATAATTTTCGACGAGGAAATAGTACAGAACGTATAAGAGATTAAAGCGGCTGCGCAAAAGCAGCCGCGATAGAAAAGAGGTTAGAATATGGCAAATAAAAGTTTTGATTTTGGGAAATTAAAGCGTAGCTTTTACCCTACTAAGTTAAAGGACGGCAAAATTTTAGTAGTTGAAATGCCAAAAAAGCGCACTTTTGAAAAAATGCAGATTATAAACGACATTGACACAGACGAGGCTAAGAGCGGCGAGGTATACGACGAAATGCTAGAGCTTTTAGCAGAAATCTTAAGCAATAACAGAGGCAAAGAGGTTATTACAGCGGAGTACTTAGAGCAGGAAGAGTACGACATAGAGGAAATCATAGCGTACATTAACGACTATGCAGACTTTGTAAACAGTATTAAGAATAACCCAAACTAAAGCTGCCGCACTACCCGAACGGGCAGACAGAGGCGGCAGAGTATACATACACCGCAGACACACGAGCAGAAAAGCTAGTTATAGACTACTTAAATATAAGCATATTCGACGTGCAGGAAATGCCGATAGACCTATACTTATACTTTATGCGAGAAAGCTATATATATACGCTTAGCCAGACGGAAAAGGGCAGAAAATATTTGGAGGACTGCTACAGAATGACGCAGACCAAGCCAGACCGCAAAAAGATACGAGAAAAGATTAAGAGCCAGAAAGGAGCCAGAAAGGAGCGTAACAAGTGGTAGGCAGTATTAAAGGTATTACAATCGAAATAGGCGGCGATACTACTAAACTATCTAAAGCACTCTCTGGTGTTAATAGCTCGTGCAGCTCTTTACAGAAAGAACTACGCGAAGTAGACAAGCTGCTTAAACTCGACCCGACAAGCACGGAACTATTAGCCCAGAAACAGAAAATATTAAAAGAGGCTATAGGAAGTACAAAAGAGAAGTTAGAAATCTTAAAAGAGGCAGAAAAACAGGTACAGCAGCAGTTCGAGCGTGGAGAAGTAAGCGAGGAACAATACAGAGGGTTACAAAGAGAGATTGCAAGTACAGAGCAGCACTTAAAAGATTTAGAAGCGGCGGCGAAACAAAGTAATATATCACTCGAAAAAATAGGAAAAGTAACCGAAAAAATAGGGGAAAAAATTGCAGCCGCAGGCAATAAACTTAAACCGCTTAGTGCAGCAGCGACAGCACTTGGAGCAGCAAGCATAGCAACAGCTTCAAATTTTGAGGACGCTATGGCGAAAGTATCTACCATAGCGGACGAAAGTAAAGTACCTATAGAAGATATGAGTGCAGCTATATTAAAACTGTCAGACGATACGGGACAGTCGGCAGCAGATATAGCAGAGTCCGTATATAATGCAATATCGGGCGGCGTAGATACAGCAGACGCGGTAGCGTTTGTAGCACAGTCAAGTAAATTGGCAAAAGCTGGTTTTACGGACACGGCAAACGCGACAGACATTTTAACAACTGCATTAAACGCATACGGCTTAGAGGCAACAGAAACAGAGCATATTAGCAATATGCTTATAACGACGCAGAACCTAGGAAAAACAACCGTAAACGAACTTGCTAGTGCTATGGGTAAAGTTATACCGACAGCGAACGCAAACAACGTACAAATGAACCAGCTTTGCACAGCTTACGCAGATATGACCGCAAAAGGTATAGCAACAGCAGAGAGTACGACATACTTAAACTCTATGCTTAACGAACTCGGAAAAGGCGGCACGACTGTAGACGGCGTACTAAGAGAAAAAACGGGTAAATCATTCGCGGAATTAAGCACAGACGGAAATACGCTTTCGGACGTATTAGCAATATTAAAAAGCTATGCGGACGAAAACGGCAAGAGTTTTAACGACTTATGGAGCAGTAGCGAAGCGGGTAAAGCGGCTATGGTGTTGCTCGGAAATGGAGCAGACGAGTTTAACAATGTGCTTGCACAAATGAATGACAGCACGAACGCAACGACAGACGCTTTTAATAAACTGGACACAGACAGCAACAAAGCCAAAATAGCACTAAACCAGATAAAAAACACAGTAACAGACTTAGGAACCACAGCACTAGAAATGCTACAGCCAGCATTAACAAATATTTGCAGCAACGTAAAAGAGGCTACAGAACGCTTTAAAAATATGGACGACAACACTAAGCAAATTATCGTGACAATAATTGCGGTAGTGGCAGCCCTAGCCCCCGCACTGCTGATACTGGGGAAAATATTTACAGCAATATCAACTATGATAAGCGTAATTAGGGCTCTAAAGATTGCAATAGTAGCAGTAAACGCCGTGCTTGCAGCAAACCCCATTATATTAGTTATAGCGGCGATAGCGGCGTTAATAGCGATATTTATAACGCTATACAATAAGTGCGAATGGTTTAGAGACGCAGTAAACGAAATATTTGAGAATGTAAAAGAGTTTATAGGCGGTGCTATCGAAGTAATAAAGGGCGTTATAGGCACTATCTGGGACAAGATACAAGAGATATGGGGCTTTATAGAGCCATACTTGCAGGCTGCCTTTGTTTTTTTGCAACAGTTAGGCACAGACATAGCACAGATATTTAGCGATTGCTGGGAAATCATTAAAGCAGTATGGGATTTAGTAGAGCCGTACTTTTCTATGTTATGGGAAAATATAAAAGTTATATTCTCGGTAGTTGGCGAAGTGCTGGGCGGTTTTTTCTCGGTTGCGTGGGAATATATTAAAGGTGTATGGGACGTAGCAGTACTTTACTTTACGCTTATCTGGGAAAACATAAAAGTAGTGTTCTCGGTAGTTGGCGAAGTGCTGGGCTCATTCTTTCGTAATGCGTGGGAAATTATTAAAGCAGTATGGGACGTTGTAGCGGCTTACTTTGCTGCGGTATGGAACACTATAAAAACAGTATTCAGCGTCGTAAAAGACGTGCTTACAGGAGACTTTAAAGGCGCGTGGGACGGAATAAAGAGCATATTCGGGGGTTTTGCAAACTTCTTTAGTACATTATGGGATAGCGTAAAGCGTATCTTTTCGGCTGTCGGCTCATTTTTTAGAGACACATTCGGGGCAGCTTTGGACGCAGTAAAGGGTGTATTCTCTAATTTTGGCTCTTTTTTTAGCGACTTGTGGGACACTATAAGAAATACGTTTTCGGATTTAGGCACAAGCATAGCAGACGCAATAGGCGGCGCGGTAAAAGCAGGAATCAACGGCGTAATTAGCATTATAGAAAACACCATAAACGGAGCTATAGGACTTATAAACGGAGCTATTAACCTTATAAACAAAATACCGGGGGTAAGCATTGGCGAAATGAGTAATTTAAGCCTGCCAAGGCTTGCACATGGCGGTATTATCGGGAACGGCGGCGCTATGGTAGCAGAGGCGGGACCAGAGCTCGTACAAATGGTAAACGGCAAAGCTGTAGTAACACCGCTAACAAATACGGCGAGAAACACAGCTATAGACACCGCAAAAGGCGGCAGAGCACAGCAAATTACAAACGAAATTAACGTAAACATAGAACACTTTGAAAACAACAGAGATACAGACATAAGAGAGCTTACAGAGGAAATGTTAGAGACTGCGGAAGAAATGAAAGAGAGGGACGACAGAGTATATGCTTAGTAATTATTACAATACAGCTAATAGCTTTACATATAACGGCGTTAATTCTCTTGATATGGGGCTTTTTATTATGGAGCAGAGCGGCGCGGACAACGCCGCCGAGCCTGTAATAGAGACTATAAACGTACCAGCACGCGGCAATTTTGTAGTAGACAATCGCATAGACGAGCTGGACAACCAGCAATTTAACGATTATGTGCGCAAATACGTATGCTGCGTGGATATAGACGCCTTTAAGCTGGACTTAGAGGAACACGCCCGCAGGCTTTACGCTTGGCTCTACGGCAGCGGTATAGAATATAAAAAGCTCTATGATACTTACGACAGAGACTATTACACACTTGCATACGTAAGCAGCGGGGCGAGCGTGTCAGAGCTTGCTAAGCGCTTGCTGGGACAAATAGAGATACAGTTTACGTGCAAGGCATACAAAAGAGCACTAAAGGGAGACGAAACAATAACGATAACAAAAGCAGCCACGATTACAAACCCAGAGGGCTTTACAGCAACGCCATATATGAAAATATACGGCAGCGGCGACGTAACGCTCTATATAAACAATCGCACACACGGCTTTAAAAATATAGACGGATATATAGAGGTAGACAGCGAAAATATGAACGCGTACAAAGGCGATACATTACAGAATAATAAAATGCTTGTGGGGGCGTTTCCTAAGCTGGCAGCAGGAGACAATAACATAAGCTGGGCGGGTAATGTAACAAAAATCGAAATAGTACCACGCTGGTGCAAATTATGATACCGATTTTATACGCTGCCAGCGAAACAGACTTTACAACAAACGGCATAGGTTTACTTACAGACGCGGTAAGCTGCACAGTAACAGAAGAGAGAAACGGGGCATATGAGGCGACGCTTATATACCCAGCAAAAGGACACTTAGCGGAATATATAGCAGAGGACGCTATTATTAAAGCAAAGGCGAACGACACAGACGAACCGCAGCTTTTTAGAATATACAAAAGCGGCAAACAGATAGGCAGTAATACGACGTGGAACGCAGAGCACATAAGCTACGAGCTCACGGGCAACCCTGTAGAGCGATTTAGCATAAGCGGAGTAAATGCAGAGCAGGCACTTAATAGGTTGCTGGCGGCAGCAGTATTTAAACACAAATACACAGCAGCAAGCGACATTACAACAGTAAACAAAACGAGCATAGCGGACGTGGTAAGCGTACGTAAGGCACTCGGCGGCGTAGAGGGCAGCATATTAGATACGTGGGGCGGCGAGTATCATTTTAACAACTACAAAATAGAGTTATTAAAAGCAAGAGGCACAGACAACGGCGTAACAATCGAATACGGCAAGAACTTAACCGATGCAAAGCAAGAGCGCAACATAGCAAATATAGTAACGGCTATATTCCCATATGCAAAGTACACGCCAGAGGGCGAAGAAAACGAGGTATACATAAGCCTAAAAGAAAAGACGCTAGTACACGCAGACGCAGCAGATTACGCATATAAGCGCTGCGAGATAGTGGACTTTAGCAGCGAGTGGGAAAGCGGCACGATTATAACCGAGGATATGTTAAGAACGAAAGCAGAGGCGTACTTAGAAAAAATAAGCACCGAGCCAGATATTAATATTACACTATCGTATGCACAGCTTAAAAAGACAAAGGATTATAAAAACATACAGGCTATGGAAAGCGTAGCACTATGCGACACAGTAACAGTACGTATAGACAAGCTGCAAATAGAGGTGACAGCAAAAATAGTAAAAGCGAAGTATGACAGCTTAAAAGAGCACTACGACACTATGGAAATAGGCAGCGTACGTACAAACTTAACTAAGCAGCTTACAGCGACGCAGCAGGAAGTAACAGAGAGCATAAAAAAGAACCAGACACGAGCTGAGCAGATAAAAAAGCAGATAGAGCAGACAATAGTAGACGTTACGGCAGCCATAACAGGAAACAGCGGCGGCTATGTGGTGCTCTATCCAGAGAAAAACCCACAGGAGATTTATATATTAGACCAGCCAGAATTAAGCAAGGCTAAAAATGTCTGGTGCTGGAACCTTGCAGGACTGGGACACAGCAGTACAGGAGTAAACGGCAAATTTACTACAGCAATAACAGCAGACGGGCAAATAGTAGCAAACTTTATTACAGCGGGCGAGCTCACGGGTGCAATACTTAAAGCGGGCACAGTATACGCAGAGGCACTAGACGTGGAATACAGGAACGCAGTAACAAAGTACGCAGACGACGCCGCAAATAAGGCATACGAGGACAGCTTAAGTAAGATACAAACGACAGTCGAAGAGATTACGCTATTATGCAAAAAAATAAGCGAGACGGCTATGCACAATTACGCAGCAGACTTTACGGACGATTTAAGCACACCTTGGTATGCAAACTCGGCAAACAATGTAGTAGAAAGCAGCACAACGCTTGGAAGATACGCGAAAATAACAAAAGCAAGTGCAAATTATAGCAGTTACATACGCTGCGACACAAAGAAAACGCCCGCAGGCACTTACAGGGTACGTTATAAAGCGGCGACCATAGCAGGGCAGGAAAACACAGCACGCGTACAATGTAGTTTTAAGACAACAGCGACAACGGCAGCAGGGGCACTTAAATCGTACGAGTGGACAACATTTGAGCGCGATATAGAGCTAAGCAGCGACTACGACGGCTATATATACTTTTATGCAGCGGTAGCGGGCACGACAGTATTAATTAAAGACGTGGAAGTACTGGGGCTGCTACGAGACTATGCCGAGGCACAGCTTACAGTAAATGCAGACAACATTACGGCGGAAGTCAAAAGAGCTACGGACGCAGAAAAAGAGTTAAAAGCGTCAATAAAAGTAAATGCAGATAATATCACGAGCTGCGTAACAAAAGATAACGTAGGCAGCTACATAACACAGTATTACGACAACGTAATAGCAGCATTTAACAACAGTAGTAAATATGTACAGCTAAAAGCAGGCGAAATAAATATTTACAATGGCGAAGTGGACGCGGAGCACCTACGTAGTCGCTTTGATGAAGTCGGCAATAGATTTTGGCGAGACAATTGCTACGTCGGCTGTATAGGTACGAATCAATGGAGCGGCAACAATGCACACAAGGGTTTAATATTCGATTTAGAGTATCAAGGTAAATATATGGCGTGGGCTAGACAGGCAGAGGCACAAAGCGGCAGCTATACTACCGTACTATGCTACTCCAGAGCAAACAGCATATATACAGACGAGGGCTTGCATTTAGGGGCTAAGTTGTACGCGCATGGGTTTGAGATAAACGGTGCAAATCACAAAAATAGTAGTGCAAATGGCTATACAGTAGCGGATAACAAAAGAGTAAGCATTATAACAGAGATACACGACAACGGTAACGGTACTATAGGCTGGACAACCTCGAGCATAACAGTACGAGACGGGGCAATAACAGGAGTACCAGATGACAGCAGCAGTATTTAGAAAGAGAGGCGTAATATGGCAACGGCAAAGGAAGAAAACAGACGCGACAACTTAATTATACCGACGGGCGACGAACCCAAAACAGAAGAACAGCCGACAAATACCACAGAGAGTATGCAGTTATTAACAGCAGAGGCACTAGCAGCTATGCAGGCGGCTATAAGGGGGTAAAAGTAAATGCCACAGGAAAAAAAGCAAGAAACAAAAGAAACATTACAGGAAGAGCAGCAGACAGAACCAAAAGCACCGACAATTAGTGCAGAGCTGCTTACGGCCGCCCGCGGAGATATGACACTTGCTATACTGGAAGTGCAGAGAGCCTACGGGCTGCCAGCGTACATTACAGACGTAATAGTAAGCGCCTGCCTGTCCGATATAAGGGACTGTGCAAATAAGGAGCTTATAAGCAAATAAGCGAAAGGAGTAAATAGCAATGGCTATTATGAACACACAGAGCATAAAAGTACCGATAGACGGCGCACCGCCGTTTGAGTACATTATAGCCAAGCAGGGCGAAATATCCAGCCGACAAGTAGAGGTAACACTACTACAGAACAACGCCGTATACACAATACCGAGCGGAGCAACAGCACGAGTTAATTATTATAAGCCAGACGGCAATAAAGTAATTAACGACTGCACAATAAGCAATAATAAAGTAATAGTAACATACACGCAGCAGATGTTAGCGGCAGCGGGTACAGGCTTTGCAGAAATACAGTTATACAGCGGCTCTAGCGTACTGGTAAGTGCAACATATTATACTAAAATCGCAGAGAGCGTATATACGGACGATATAGAGAGCACGGACGAGAGCACGAGCTTAACAAAATTAATTATAGAGACAGAACAGGCAAGGGACAGTGCACAGGCGGCAAGGGCAGCAACCGAAAAAGCTACAGACAATGCCAACACAGCTACAAGTAACGCAAACGCGGCTACGAGCAACGCCACAAGCGCAGCAAGCGCAGCAAATAACGCGGCAAGTGTGGCAGATACAGCGAAAAAAGCAGCCGACAAAGCAACCGCAAACGCAAAGAGAGAAACGGAAAACGCGAAAAACGCCACGAGTGCAGCAAACGGAGCAGCAGGAAACGCGAATACAGCGACCACAAACGCGAACAACGCAGCCAACGCAGCGACGGCAGCGGCAAAGACAGCACAGGACGCAGCGGCAGCAGTCTACACCGACAGAAACTACAATTTACTTGTAAGCGACGACGGCACAGTAACATTTATGTATAACGAGCAGTAAGAAAGAGAGGGCAATAATGGCAGTACAAAGCATTGATTTACCACGCGATACAACAATGAAAGATATAGCGGCGAGCCTGCGAGCGATTGCAGGATTTACAGCCGCAGACCTCGTTACTATGAAACAGGTAAAAGCTATCGTAGAGGGTAAAAAAGAGAAAGAAGTATTTACAATAGGCGACCAGATTACAGTACCTTGGACAGATAAGGCAACAAATGTAACATACGCGGCAGTTATGGACGTCGTACATTTTGGAGACGTAGAGCTCAAGGACGGCGAAACCACAAACGCTATGTTTTTACAATGGCATTACTGCACGCCGTTCGGGGTACAGTATGACGCGCCAGAGGCAGAAGTAGCAACAGAGACAACCTTTAGCACAGATTACAATTATTACACAAAAAACAGTGACGGCAGCTTTGGTCTTGCGACTGTAACGACGGGCGGTGCTATTCCTGCGGGCACAACATATTACCACAGTGCCATTAAAGACACGAGCGGCAATATTTGTAGATATGGTTACAATCGCTGGAGCCATAGCGCTATGAGACAGTGGCTTAACAGCAAGGCGGGCATAAATGCTTGGTGGACTGCACAGCATAAGGGCGACGTTAAGCCCGCGGAGCTTGCGACAAAGGCGGGCTTTTTAACTGGGTTTGACGACGACTTTTTAAGCTGCTTAACGCCTATTAAAATTGTAACAGTACCGAACACTATAAGCGAGCCAGACAAGAGCACAGCAACAGAGGTTACGTATGACAAAATCTTTTTGCCAAGTATGGAGCAAATGTATTGTACGCCACAGGCAAGCGGCGAGGGCGATTACTGGGAATACTGGAAGAGAGCCAGCGGGCGTACATCACCTTGCGCACAACGGCAGACGTACCCAGAAATGATTACATACGCCATAGAGAACCACAATTCAGCGCAGGGCATCCGCATGCGTAGCACTTATCGTGACTACTCGGGCAATACGTGGTACGTGAACTCGAACGGCTACGTCACCATCAACATCTACGGTTACGCACACACCTCTATGCGCTGTGCACCAGCTTGTGCAATTACGGGGGCACCCGTAGCAAAATAACGCTAATGCCCTGCCGACGCCTCGGCGGGGTTATCAAAGCGGAAACGAAAATATAAAAGAAAAGACAAGCACGACGTGTCAGTAAACGAGAGCGAAAGAGGGAAAGGGAAATTTGACGTACTTATAAAGGCGAACGACTTAGCGGTATATACAATAAGAATCACAAAGAACCCTAAAATATTTCTGCCAGAGTATCAGACGGCATTAACGAATGACATCATACACACGGCGAGATAACAAAAGAAAAAGTAAACGTATGTTATGCAGGCTGACGGGTACACGCAGAAAAAGGCGACAGCACGCACTTACTCGACAGAATGGATAAATACTATAAAGACCTATGGAAAGGGGCGAAATAATGATTTTTGAGAAGCTAAAAATCAGCATTAAAGAGCAGCGAGAAAATGAGCACTTAAAAGCAACGGTACAGGAGCAGGCGGCACTACTCGAGTATGTAGCAACTATGGCAGATATTGACTTACCAACGCTGGCGGCAGAGGACACAGAGCATACGGAAAGCGAGGCGGCAGAGAATGAGTAAAACGGCAAAGAGATACAAGAGCTATTACGCGGCAGGCTGGTATAACGAGGAAATGCTTAAAAACCTCGTAGGCAAGGGAAAATTAACACCAGAAGAGTACAAGAAAATTACAGGCGACGACTACACAGAAAAAGAGGATGACGCCGAAGCGTAAGAAATTAACAAAAGAAAAAATAAAAGGCACAGCAGCACGGAAAGGCGAAAAGATGAAAGTAAAAATTTGTGCAACTATTGGAGTACTCGGCGGGGCTACTGCTGCTTTGCTGGGCGGCTGGACTACATCACTTGCAACACTCGTAGCTTTTATGATTATTGATTATATTAGCGGGGTAATTGTGGCGGGAGTATTCCACAAGAGTAAGAAAACCGAAAGCGGCAGCTTAAAGAGCGTAGCAGGAGCAAAGGGACTTTGCAAAAAGGGCATGATTTTATTATGTGTATTAATTGCATACCGCTTAGACCTTGCAACAGGAGTAGACTATATACGCGAGGCTGTAATTATCGGCTTTATGTCAAACGAGCTTATAAGCATTGTAGAAAACGCGGGACTTATGGGCGTGCCTATGCCAGCGGCTATAACTAAGGCTATCGACGTATTACAGAGCAAAGGCAAGAAAGAGTAAAAACGATTAACTAAAGAAATATACAAAAGAGTTTTACCCAAGAAAGCTATTAACACGGGCTTATAAAGAAAGGTAAAACCATTATGAACAAACAGGAATTTTTACAGTTAATCGTACCACTTGCACAGGCAGAGGCAAAAAGAAGAAAGGACGCAGGCACAGGCTTTGTACTTCCTAGCGTGTGTATCGGACAGGCAGCATTAGAGACAGGCTGGGGCGGCTCTAGCCTTATGACTAAGGCTAATGCTTTTTTTGGCATTAAGGCTACTGCGAGCTGGGGTGGCAAAGTGTTTAGCTCAAAAACGCAGGAGTGCTACGACAATGTTAATTACACAACTATTACAGCAGCATTTAGAGCGTACGATACACCAGCAGATAGCGTAAAGGACTATTGCGACCTTATTACAGGCAGCGCACGTTACGCAGCCGCAGTAAATGTAACAGACGCACGTACAGCTATTACAGCCATTAAAGAGGGCGGCTACGCCACAAGCCCTACATACGTAACAAATGTTATGGCGGTTATTGACAGTAACAACTTAACACAGTACGATAATGTGGTAACAGGAAATGCAGAGCCACAGCCAGCAGCAGGAAAGAGCACCGAAGAACTGGCAGACGAGATTATTAACGGAGTATGGGGAAATAACCCAGAACGCCGCGAGAATATCACAGCACAGTACGGCACAGAGGCATACGAAGCAGCACAGGCTATCGTAAATCAGAGAGCAGGAGCAACAGAACCAGTAAAGCCAAGTAAGAGCACCGAAGAGCTGGCACAGGAAATTATTAACGGAGTATGGGGCAGCAATCCAGAACGCCGCGAGAATATCACAGCACAGTACGGAGCGGCAGCGTATGAGGCAGCACAGGCACGCGTAAACGAAATTATGGGTGCAGGCTCTACCATTAAGAGTAAAACAGCCGAAGAACTGGCAGACGAGATTATTAATGGAGTATGGGGAAATAACCCAGAACGCCGCGAGAATATCACAGCACAGTACGGAGCAGACGCTTACAGAGCAGCACAGGCTATCGTAGACGAGCGTATGGGGTAAGCATATGTCAGCTACAGTTATGGTAGAAATTGAAGCACAGCAGATTATAACAGCAAATGCAGCCTGCCAGATTGTAGGCCGCTGCGATTTGTGCCCGTTCTTTAAAGAGGACGTAGAACGCACAAGGGAGCACGGAAAGTGCCAAGAGGCTATTAATGCAGAGAGCGTTAGAGAGGCACTTATAACGCTGCGAGGACAGCTTAGCACGTAAGTACAGAATAGCACCGCTGCGGCTTGGTAATAGGCACGTAACACGCAAAGGGGCTTGTAAACCCAGTAAATAGCGGGGCTACAGTTTAGATTCAGGAAGCTGCTGACAACGGCAAGTTCTAATTATTAAAAGTCAAAAATATGCACAAAAGCCGCAGTCTCAAGGGATTGCGGCTTTTTTACGTGCGTATGGCATCAATAATGAAATACCCTAGAATATATGAAATCTCAATTAATGTCTGCAATTTGGAAAAAAGATGAAGATAAAATAAAAATAAGATTTGAATGATGAAAATGTGCGATTCATAAGGAGAAAAATTATGAACTTTTTTATATTAAAAAATATTGATGAATACAAAGTTACGTATCAATTAACAGCGGCAGGATATATTGCATTGATAGCCGTGTTTATCGTGCTTTTTTCAATTGGGTGTATGATAGCTGAAAAGGATAAAAAGATTGGAGTCAGGCAGATTGCTTTTTCCGCCATGGCAGTTGCACTTGCGGTTGTAACATCTATGATTAAAATTGTTAAACTTCCTATGGGAGGTTCAGTTACGCTATTCAGCATGTTTTTTATAACACTTATAGGATATTGGTTTGGCGTGAAGACAGGGATTCTTATGGCAGTAGGATATGGCATTTTACAGATGCTTATTGACCCATATATAATTAATGTTTATCAGATGTTCCTTGATTATATATTTGCGTTTGGTGCGTTAGGATTATCTGGAATATTCTCAAAGGTAAAAAATGGACTTGTGAAAGGCTATCTGTTAGGAGTGATAGTAAGATTTATATTTTCATTTTTATCAGGATGGATATTTTTTGCTGTATATACGCCTGAATTTTTTAATAGTGCATTTTTATACTCTGTTGCCTATAATGGGGCTTATATAGGTCTTGAGGCGGCACTTACGGTGGCTTTGATTTCATGTCCGCCAGTTAAAAAGGCATTAGTATATGTAAAAAATATGCTTGTATAAATCAAAATTTATTAAAAAAATAAATTGTCAAACTGGCATTATCAAATTGTTTTAAAATGGCAATATACACATGTCACATATTCTGTTATTCTCAATAAAAGTTTATTAAAAGACAAGGAGAGAATTATGGAATTACAACAGACAGAAGTGAAAAATGGAAAAGAAGGATTGCATATTAATGTTGCTCAGATGTGTGTTACAGCTGTATTAATGGCATTGACATGTGTTGCAACAATGGTGGTTCAGATTCCAATACCACTTGGATATGCACATCTTGGTGACAGTGTTATTTTAATCAGTGCTTATTTTTTCGGACCGGTTGTCGGAGCATTAGCCGGAGGAATCGGTTCAGCTATGGCGGATATTTTGACAGGCTATGCAATATGGGCGTTACCTACACTTTTAATTAAGACTATTATGCCCGTTATTGCATGTGCATTTTTCAAAAATAATGTACAGAGGTGCAAGGTATTTTCTATAAGAGGAATTGCAGGTGCTGTTGTTACACTATTATTTATGACTGCAGGATATGTTTTCTTTGGCGGAATTTTATATGGAAGTGCTGCGGCAGGAATTGCATCGGCACCTGGACTGCTCCTTAAATCAGTTGTGAATCTTGCAG